GATTAGAAGATTGCTGTTTCTTATCGTCCCAAGCGTTGCAACCGTATTTTAACCACCGTTGCCGTCTTAATCGGCTTTCATCTGCCATTGTCGCAAGTATAATTTTTCTACCGCTTTTTCTCTCGTAACTCCTTGCAGGATTTTTCTTCATAACCTTGCAACATCTATCTGAAATTTTGAATGGTGCGTCAAGCAAAAATTTATATGCTGACATGTCAAATTGGCTTTTCGTTCCATCTTCAAGCGGCGCATAATGTCCTTTCCCTAATATCCTGTCAATGCGGAACTGATACGAACCATCGCCACGCTTTAATCCAATTCGTGCCTCTTGAACCACTTGCGAAACTTCTTTTCCGATAATCGGATACCCATACTTGATAATAACATCACGAAAATTCATTGTCGGTATAAGTTCTGTCACATTTTCTTTTGACAACGCAAACTGTCTGACTGACGGATATTCCAAGCCAGTATTCACAAATACCGCCTCGATGTTCGGATAATCCTTTCGGACAATGTCAATCAAAACCGTACTATCCTTGCCGCCGCTAAAGCTGACATATACGCCATCTTCCCCAAATTCATCAATCCACGCCCTTATCCGTTGTCGTGTCATTTGAATTTTGGCAGATAACGGCAAGGACTGCATTTGACGTAAATCTCCGATTGTATGTTTATTTTCCATAATCACATAGCCTTTCTGTGTGCCTATTTTGGAATTGTGGCAAGCAGATAGGCTTTTCTGCCTTTCGGGAGCTACCCTAGCCACATATATATTTTCTCACACATTCGGACTTTATTTGTACCATCTTAAAGCTGTCAGAAGTCCACAAACTACCATCTAATATTCAGTTGTCAATGTCCAGTTAATCGCAAAAGGACAGAATCCATGTTCTGCCCTCCCACGTTGTAATAACGGCTCATGCCGAACATTTCCGATGTTTCACGGAAAAGATACTCTTTTTCAGTTTTTAGCAGTTGCCGCACTGATTGCAGTTACCGCCCCAACCGCCGCCGTTGAACTGTCCGCAGCAATTTGTCGGGAAAGTCACCTGCGCCGGGGGCTGTACGACATATGCCGGAATAGGGCAGTCGTTGCCGGTTCTGCGGATAATCTGCGCTGTGTTGGCGTCCATAGCTGCCATAAGGGTAGCGTTCTGGTTTGCCTGGGAAGCTGCTAGTTTAAGAGTCTGATTCTCTGCCTGCAAGTCAGAAATCTTTTCCTGGCACAGATAGTCAAGGATTGCCCTTGTTCCTGCGTTCTGGCTGTCGATAATGTCGCGTGTGTTTACATTCATGGTATTCTGCAAATCGCAGGTATTCTTTGCCATGTTGTAATTTACTCCATCAATCGCACGCTGCGTTTGGCAGCAACAGTCGGAAAGCTGGCTGGAAAGATTACAGAATCCACGCTCAACGCCGTTGAATCCCTGCATCATGCCCATCTGTGTGGTGTTGAATCCACTGTTTAAGGCATTTGTAAGCGCGTATGTACTGTCACAGATGCCCTGCTGAATGGCGTTGATTCCGCTCTGCAAATTGTTAAGAGCGAATCCCTCGTTAATATCCGCACGGGTTAAAGCTCCCTGTAATCCTGCGGCATTTCCGCCGAAGCCTCCGCCCCAGCCGCCAAAACCGCCCCAGCCGAACATGCCAAAGATCAAGAAAAGGATAATCCATGCTCCCCAATCTCCGCCGAAGCCGCCGTTGTTGTTATTACAGCCAGACGGCTCTACATTCATAGTAATAGGTACTCCTGATTCCATCATGTTTTTACTCCTTGTGATATATTTACAAAATCATGGCCATTGATTTGTATGCTATTTAAAAAATCCTTTAAACACCCCCTGCATCTGCTGGGCTTGCTGCTGCACCTGATTAAGCTGCTGCTGGCTTACCTTTCCAGATTGAAGCAACTTATTTATTTCTTCCTGCGGGTTTTTCCCTTTCATTTCCTGCATAAAGCGTTGGAACTGCTGAAACATGTTTCCGCTACCCTGACCGCCCATTGCTCCGAAAACTGGACTACTCATTAGCATTTCCTCCCTTATTTCTTGGCTTGCTTGTTCCTGCCGCTGTTCTCTTGGTATCATCGCTAGTTGGAATATTGGCAGGAAAGTTATTCAGCCTGTCCAAAATCTCCACATATTTGCCCTGCAAGGCTTCGTATTCTGCCCTTGTGACATATTTACCATCCAAATCAATTTGAGCCGTATTTGTGGCTTGTGGAACGTTCTGCGGCGTGTTATGCGTTCGCTCTGTATAATCAAATACCCGTAGTGGCAACGGAATCCCAG